GGAGCAAGGACATAGCGGTCACGGGTGTAGAGCTTGTCCTCACCGCCGTTGGTGGCGGCGTCACGAGCCATCTCGTAAGGCACTTTCGCGCCGAGATCCTCGTAGTCGAAAGCTCCAACGCCAAGAACGTAGGTCACGTTCTGGCTCTGCGGAAGGACATAGTCGTCGGCGGCTACGGCTGACGGATAGAAATCCGCTGCCTTGACATCAGCCAGGTTGATCTGCCCGGAGGTGGCGCCGTTGGCAACGACCTTGAGCGCGCCGGTATCGGTGGAAGCGGCGGCAACATAACCCTCACGGGTAGGGATGCCGTCGTCGATAAATACGAGCTTGCCGTTGACAGTACCGAGGGTAAGGTCACGCCTGATGCCCTGCTCGTCGGTATATTTCAGATACTCAATGAGGTTGAGGTTTTCGAGCTGGGTCGCAACGATGCTGTTGCAGAACATGAGCGCAAGTGCGTTCTTGTTGTCGCCCAGACCCTTCGCACCAGCGGTATTGATGGTGGTAGCACCGATCTTGCCATCGCCGATAGCGGTGATGTCGGTGGTGTGCTTGGAGACAAACTCCTGGTTCTTCGTGCCGGTCATCGAGAAGATACCCTTCAGGATGCTGTAGATAGTACCCTGCTTGACACCGTCCCAATACTTGGCGACCTGCGCAGCGACATTGTCCATGAAGTCAACGCCGCCGGTGATGTCGTAGGCGAAGTCTCTCTCGACCCAGCCCTTTGCACGACCGACAACGACAACGCCCCTGTCCATCGACTTGGTGGTGGAAGTGGGGATGTTGGTGCCGCCGTCATAATTGACGGGCGCGCCGTCGATCAGACCACGGTATGCGACACGCGCATATCCCGTGCCGTTCTCGGTGGCGAAAGTGGTGCGGATATCCTCGTTGGGGGTAAACGCGCCGGACTTGAACATCTCTTCGCGTGCCAGGTTGGGAACGCGCTGTACGGAATACTTAAAGGCTTCCGCGTTGAATGATTTGGAATCGAATTTTCCTGCCATTTCTTTGTTCTCCTGTTTGATTTACTTGTCGAGGCTTTCTCCCGGATGTGCTTTCAGCCATTCCGTAGCCTCGGCATACGTCATTGGTTTGGCTTTGCCCGAAGAGCCGCCTGCGGGAGGTCTGGACATCTGCCCCGCCGCGTCCGCTTTGGCGTCCTTTATCGCCGCTTCCAGACGGGCTTTTTCGAGTGCCTGGAGTTTTTCGAAGTCATTGTTGGCAAGGGCTTCGGCTTTTGCCAGCGCATCTTCCGGGGAGTAGCCCATCGCCACAAATGCGTTTTTATGGGCTTCCTTCGTCATGTCTGCGAGCTGCTTCTCGTAGTTGGCGATGCGTTCCTCTGCCTCTTTTTCCTTCTTCTCCTGTTCCTCTTTGGCTTTCTTCTCTGCTTCAAGCCGTTCCGCTTCGGCTTTTTCCTTCTCCGTCATGCGTTCTGCAAGCTGACGCTTGAAGTCGGCGGCTTCGGAAGCGGCTTTGCTCGATGCGGCTTTCAGTTTCTCGTTCGACTCATTGGCTTTTGCGAGGTCTGCCTGTAGCTTCTCGATCTGTGCCTGAAGTTCCTCTGACGTAGGTTTGTTCTCTTCTGCCATACTCTGCTTTCCTTTCTGCGGTTTACGTCTTCTCTGACGCCCTTACGGGATATTCTGCGGTTTTCGTCTTCTCTGACGTTTGCGAGATTTGTATCGCGGCTTCTCTGCCGCTTTTATGTCAAAAGCGTTAAGCTCTTGAATATTCTGTGACGCATCGGCATCCGCAATTATTTTCTGCCCGTCCAAATGCCGTGGGGTACGGCGCATGGTCTCCGTCGTAGGTGTAAAACTCCGCGTCTACCGGCACGCTCATTCCTTCGAGGTATGCGTGGGTGTCTCTCACGCGCTCATCAAGCATGGTGCGCCAGGTCTTCATTACGGACAGTCCCCCGCCATCCGTGGTCTCCTCCATCCCATCGGCGGCATCACGAGCGGTGACAAACTTTCCATCGTTGTAACTGTGCATCGCTTCGGTGTCGGCAACGAGAAGCACGCCCTCTATATCGTCATTGTCAAGATGTTTCCGCACTCTGTCGCGGAAATCCTCGCCGTCTATCTTGCGGAAGATGCACTTCTCCATATCCTCTATGGAAGGCTCGCCCTCTATCGACAGTTCGGCGTTCACATCGTCTACACCCATCAGCCACGCAAGCACAAGCAGGTCGAATATCTCGTCTTCGAAGTATTCCTTCTTGACCTTTTGCGCCGCACTCTGCGCGTAGTATTGCTCGCGCAAACGGGTTTTGATGCTCTCTATCTCGTCAAATATTGCAAGGTTCATTACTCGTCAGCAGGCTGGCGGTAATAGCCCCGGATATACTCGCCCGTGGGCTGTGTGCCAGCGTCCCCTTCCTCGCTCGCGGCGTCCTCGGCGGTTTTGTGCGTGCTGTTGTAATATTCCATTCCGGCGGTGTATGCTTCCTCCGGGTCTACAAACAGACCGCAGGCGGTGTATGCGTAGCGTGGGTCTATCTTGTCGTTGTTCAGCATGGAGATAAGCGTCTGGGACTTGGTCTCAATGTTCTCATAGGAGCGGCGCGTAAACTTGCACACCACGTCGGAGAGCTTTATGTCCATGTCCGTAGCGCCGTTGATAATGCTGAACATGACTTTGCGCAGTTCGCGGTCGGATTTCTTATACATCGCCTCTGACGCCTTCGCCGCAGTTTCCGCCGCAGACCATCCGTCGCGATAGACTATCGCTATGCCGTTTGAACCGCTGTCATTGCTGTTGCGGCTCGGCATGGAACAGATAGTCAGTACGGCGTTGTATAGATCGTCCTTCAGCGTCTGCGTCTGCTGCTGGTTCAGTTCCTCGGCAATGATCTTTACATCGGCTCTGTTTTCGCCGAGCGATTTCAGGATAATCATTCCCTTCTCACGAATGCTCTGTGCGTTTTCGCCGTCGTCCAGCTCCGCGTTCACAAGCACGAGAAGGCTCTGTATGAATTGTTCGATCCCGTCGAGCCTGTTCGAGTCGATTGTATTGATGGAATTGAGCAAACTGACGACCGGCTCGAAGACCCCGAGCCTTGCGCTGTTCGCCGGGTACTCCACGAGCGGGATTCGCCCGATGAGGTTTGGCTCTTCTGCCGTTACTTTGCCGTCGTCTACCGTAAATACTCGTGTGGGCGTGTACACACGATAAATTCGAGCGGTGCGCGTCTTGCCGACAACTACCGAGTCGGGCGCGGTGTATTCGGCAAACGTTACGCCGCAAAGCACCTTGTGCGCCACATCGTTCGATCTGATGACAAACGCCTCGCGCGGGTCCAGGACGACAAGCTCAAACGGGCATTCGGCGCGTTCCGCCGCATCAGCGACCGGCAGCACCATCTCGTATCCCACTCCGGCGATCATGCACCACTCGATAAGCTCCACGTCCGTGGTCGCACGGGAGTTATATTCCATGAAATCGTTCAGCCGGATCACGTTGGCGTTTACGTTTTTCTCGTTGCTCGCGCTGATATACTGCACTTCCTCGCCGACCAGATACCCGACCTTAAACGTCACGATCTCGTTTGCGCGGTTTTCCACGACCTTGTTGTTTATCTCGTCATGATAAACCTTCTTGCGCCCCAGAATGTCCTGCTGTCCGCGATAGAAATTGTAGAGATAGGTGATTTGCGTCGCATTCTCGTCATGCACGGTCGAAGCGGCAGCTATCACATCTACCACATTGTCGCGTGTGATTTCCCGCTGATTGACGAATATCTGTTTTCTGCCGTAAAGTCCTTCCATGAGTCCTCGGAAAATAAAAAACGGTCAAGAGAATTAACTCTTGACCGCATACATTGGGTCTGAACCTGTTTAATTTTTCATCGGTGTCGTTGAAAGACGTATCCTCTGCGATTTTACCTGCACGAGCGTTATCTCGTTGCCGCGCTCGATGCGGATCTCCACCGCTTTCCCCCTTGAAAGCTGGTCGGAAATCTGTTCGATGATCTCCGGGTAGTCGTTCAGCGATACTTTCATGTATGCTTAATACCACAAATTTTGATGAATTTCAAGCATAATTCGCAAATTTGTCCGTTTTTTTGTAAATTTTTTGAAATTTTCCGGGTCAGAATGCCCTTGCACGCACTTCCACCTTCGCTCTGCCGCCGTTTCCGAGTACATAATCGGCAAGCTGGGCGAGCGAGTCGGCTGCGTCGTCATGCAGGTTCTTCGATGTAAACGAAAAGGTCGTCAGCTCGTTCATAAACCGCTGATAGTCAGGGTTTTTTGAACGCGCTTCCATGTCGAGGAAGTAAAAAGTTTTTATCGCGTCCTGATACTGCTCTATCTTCACGAGCTTGCTCTTGTTCGTAGGCGCTTTTTTGCTCGTGATGGAACAGAAATACTTATGATCCTCGCGCAGTTGACGGTTTATATCGTCAGCATACTCCTCGCCGCCCGTGTTCGCCTCAAATCTGCCCTTCTGTAGTTTGTGCTGTAGTATCTTGCTTATCACTCTCGGCTTCGTCACGGACTTGTCTCCACGGTCGAACAGTACGTCGGCTATATAAATCTCTCCGCTGTCGTACACATACGCTATCGGCATCGAAAGCGAATCGCCGCCGCCCCACGCCACATCACACGCAAAGACGCGCACAGGGTCGCCGTCAGGCAAAACACCGTTGTAAAACTTCAGATTGCCCGTGGAGAATGCCATGCCAGCCTTTTCCACGCCGCGCTGCATATACAGGGCGGAAAATACATCGTCCGGGAGCTTGCGTTTTATCTCCGCTATCTTCTTGTCCGAGTAGCGGTCGGGATGGTCGTAAAGGAAATTGCTGTGTCCGTTTTCGTCGCACACAGGGATCGCAATGAAATAATATCCGCTCTGTCCCTCGTTCTCTTCACGCTTGCGGCTGATGGGGTCGAGCCTCGCCCATACCGTGCCGAGCATGATCTCCTTCACATCGTCGCCTATCTGACGCGTGGTCAGCGTGGCGTTGTAGTCGTCATAGAGGTTTTCAAGCCGCTCGGGAGACCGCG